CCTTGTTATCATATTTAATGCCTTCTGTATCCAGGATTTCTTGGAGACGTTTGAAGAATCCTGCTGCAATTTCCTGTCGTTCTTTTCCCTTGATTCCAAAGTCGATGACGGCACACCGAGAATGTAGGGGTTCGATGATTTTGTTTTTGTAGTTACAGGTGAAGATGAATCGACAGTTGTTATAAAACGTCTCAATGTTTGCCCGTAAGAGGAGTTGTACATCGTTCCCTGTGTTATCAGCTTCGTCAATGATGATGACTTTGTGTCTTGCATCTGACGAAAGTGATACGGTCGAAGCAAAGTTCTTGGCCTGATTCCGTACAGTGTCAAGAAATCTACCTTCATCGGATCCGTTGATGACATAGGAATCTACTCCAAGTTGATTACAGAGGGCTTTAGCGACAGTGGTCTTACCTACACCAGGAGGACCAGAAAGAAGAAGGTTAGGAACCTCACCCTTATCTAGAAACTCTTTAAAGGTCTTCTTTGTAGCCTCAGGGAGGATACATTCATCAATAGTCTGTGGTCGATATTTCTCGACCCACAAGAAATCATTGTTCATAATAAATTCAAAAAATAGGTAAAATACGTTGTCTCATCTGTTCAAGTTGTGCAGGGTCACCACCATAATACCCCATATTCATATAGACACAATCAAGGTACCTCAGTTCATCACGTTCAGCATTATAGGTGAAGTGGTCACAGAAATCAACTATCTCCTGTGGAACTTGTACTTGTTTGTGATCATAGTCAATGATCATACAAATCCTTTAGGACGGGTGTCAATTTTATCCAACACTTCAATATGAGATTGAAATTGTAGTGGAGTCTCCCACCAAAGTTGACGAACTTGTTCGTATGAACCTACCACAACAGATTGATTGTTTGAGTATACCATTTTATAATCGTGACGATCATACAGTTTGTCACAGGTTTGTTTAAAGTGTTTTGTCATACCCATTCAGGTTTACGATCAGGAAGACGAAGGTAGTTGTCCTTCACCCATGGTTTAGATGCAATGTACATTTTGTATGCTTCTATAGTGGTAATACTATCATCAAACTTATACTCCTCTGGCATTGCACGAACAAAAGGAGTAAGTTTTGACTGATGAATGGCGTCTAATGGAAAGATTTTATTTGCATATGCAAGAGTGTGAAGACATGAATGAATTTTTCCATATCTATTAGAATACTCTTCACATAGTGCAAGACCATGACGAAGTAACCATCTAGCATTTGCTACGGTTTCATTTGCCCATACAGTACAGGGGTGGTTGCGAAAGGCCCCTTTGTCAGTCTTGTAAGGGGTTCCATCTAGTTTAGGAAGGGTTCCATAGTTGTGTCCCCACTTGTCTGAAGCAACGATAGAGAGCATCTGACAGGTCTCTAAGGGCATCTTGACAATGTGCTTGTCAGGAAGGACTCTTGCCGAATCCACCGGATTGGAAGAAGTCACGAAGATATTCATCAGTAAAGAATTGCATAAGGTAACTCACACCCCAATCTAATGTGCCTGGGGGGAACACGTCAACGTTTTGTTCAAGAATCTTCTTGGCATCGATGATTCTTTTCAGACCACACACCTGTGCAGTGGCCTCAGAGATTTCCATGAACTCTGTATAATCTTCATCATTACCATGTTTAACACCACTAATGTAGAGTTCTCTAGCCCGAAGAAGAAGTTTTTCTGTTGTAGGTTTGAAGGTAAGAGTTTCCTCCTTAAGAGGAATTGCCAGGTTCTTTATACATGACATACTGAACTTCATGACTGCTCTTGTCTCTTCAACAGGTAATGCCTCTGAAGTTTTATCACGGAAAGCATGTTGAATAATCCCATTAGTACATTCCATGACACGAAGAACTGCAATTTTATTGAGTTCACCATCTGTCAATTCATTGTATTTGTCTTTCCAATTTGTCATGTTAATAATTTACTGAAACTGATTGCTAATAGAAAACTTAGCATAATAACTACATCCCATGATTTAGTTTTTATAAAGTATGGGACTGATAAACAATCTGCTATGACATTCATCACAACACCTGCTAATAGGTTTACATGCAAGACGACAAAGTAGGCAGCAATCACAGTAATACTACCAACAATTCTCATTGGAACATCAATGGATGCGTCTTGGCCCACCACAAATGGTAGAGGAGGGAATTTGAGCTTGTGCAATCTTCTTTGCATCATGTTGGTAGTTGGCTTCCACAATCATTTTATGATACTTACTCCCCGTGGTGGGGAGTTTGTATGTCACTTCCCACTGTGTCACATCAACCTCCGAAGGTGGAGTCAGGTTCCAGAGCAATGTAATAAGTCAAGTCATAGTTCTTGTTAGTGAACTTGGCCAGGAGTTTCTGAGATACAGCAACCTCATATGTTCCAGGAATGATCTTGATATTCTCAACCTTAAAGTTAAAGAAGAACTCAGAAGTTGTCTCACCAACAACAATTTGGAAGTTGTTTGATGTGTCATTCTTCTTGTCACGAACCACCACTTTAACAACACCATTCTCACCAACGACAGAGAGATCAGGTACTTGATAAACAGCAGCAGCCTTGAGGAGTTTATCCAACTGTTGGGTATCCAGATCAAAGGTCACATCTTCAGAAGGAAGAGTGATGTCTTTGTCAGGAGGAGTTACGATAACATTCTTATCAGCAAAGAAATACTTAGAACGAGAACGACCTTCTTTGATAACGACATAACCTTCATTGTCAAAGTCCAGGTCAGGACTAGCATGAAGATTCAAACCATTAAGAAACTGGTTCAAGTCATAGATACCAAAGTCCCTAGGAAAATCCTCATCAATCTCAGCCTCTGCCAGAATGTTCTTCATCACTGAAATTGTTCGCAGTTTGTTACCTTCCTTGAAAAGGATAGATTGGTTGATTGAAGAGAAGTTCTTCAGGATGTTGACAGTCTTGTCGGAGAGTTTCATTGTCATTGAGGGTAAGTTTCACGTTGGGCGTTTTTGTCATTGAAGTGTAACAGAAGAACTGCATAATGCAGAATCTTTAAGATGTCACGTCTTGCTGTACCTTTCTTATCATACCGAGAGGCATACTTTAGAATGTTTGACCGACAGAATGATTCACCATCTCCACAGGCTTCAATGAGGTCAAGTGTTTGTACTCTATCAGTACCAACAGAATAATGTTGATTGTATGTGCCAGAAATATAATCTGACAACTCTTTCAAGATTTTGTCTTCACTATACTTTCTATTGGGAGATTGTTTAATGTCAGTAAATTCAATTTTGTCATCCATAAGTGGTCCATTAATAAAAGTTATGCTGTCCATAATAAAGGAAAGGCAGTATTACCTCCCCCAATTATATCAAAAGTCTGAGGAACTGTCAACAGGGGCTGGAGTGTTGACAAGAATACTTTCTACTGTAGAAATAACGAAGTCTGCGTCAACCTTGTCATATAGTTCCATAAAGGACTGTTTGGTCTCATCATCAAACCTGTTTAGACAAACTTCAATAGCTTTTGACTTATCATCAAAGATACTGTAAGCACGGATGATATGAACCAAACGACGGGTAGAGATGACTTCATCCACACCACCATCATAGAAGGTCTTACGAATGATGTCAGCCCAGTCACAAAGATACTTGACGAATGGACGGTCTTCAATACCAAGGTCAAGACTTACTCCTTCAAGGATTTTTTGTTCAATAGCAGCTGAAGGATACTCTTGTTCAAAGGTTATTGGAAATCGCTCAAGAAATGCTTCGTTGAGCACATTAGTACCAATAAATCGTCCGTCGTCAGATCCTTTCCCTTTTGTGTTTGCTGTTGCGAAGATATTAAAACCTGCCTTTGGGGAAACGTTCCTACCAATCTTCTTGAGGAAAACTCCCTTCCCCTCAAGAACTGATTGAAGACATAAGATTTTGTTTGAGGCGAGGTCCAACTCATCAAGGAGCAAGATGGCTCCCCTTTCGAGGGCTTCAATGACTGGGCCATTGTGCCAGACGGTGTTGCCATCAATAAGACGGAAGCCACCAATAAGATCATCTTCATCAGTTTCAATAGTAATGTTTACACGGATCAGTTCTCTACCAAGTTGGGCACAGGCCTGTTCAACAGATAACGTTTTACCATTACCTGATAAACCTGTAATAAACGTTGGATAGAATAGATTGGACTTAATAATTTTTTTAACATCATTAAAGTTACCAAACTTGACGAAGGTATTATCTTTTGGTGGAATGAGATTTTGTTCAACTGCGGGAAGACCTGCAGGAGCCTGATATGTCTGTTCCAGTTTTTCTTGTGTTGTCAGACTCCACTTTCCACGACTAACTTTATATTCATCTAGTTTTTTACTAACAGTATTATAGGTGGTTCCATTCATTGCACACCAGGCACGAACATCACCAGATGTCACAGTCTCACCATAAAGGTTTTGAAGAGATG